AATCTGTCGTCTTGGTATTTTGATTTGTTATTTTGTTTGTCCTCAGGATTGAGGTTAGCCTCTATGGCTTTCGTAAGTTTGTCAAAGTTACTTGACGATTGTTTTAATGTATCAAAGTCCATTATATTTTCTCCTTGTATATATTTTCGTATTGTTGTTTTTGTGTTACCTGTATAATCGGTATCATAGTTATTTATAAGACTTCTCCTGTTGTTTAACCCATTTTTTTAGTTCTTTAGGGTCATACTTGGGAACAGTCTTATCAATTTTGTATTTCTTATAACGCTCACACCAGTTTACTATTTTGTCTAATATTCTATAAATTATACTATCTAACATATATCCTCTACTATACCATATAATTGGCTATTTGTCAAGTCTCATTTGACTCTTGTAAAGGTCATTTCCCATAGTGGAAACCAATCACTTCTACTATTACACTCTATACTCTCAATATGTGTATAACCTCTATCTATGGCGTATCTAAATCTATTTGAGCCAGTGATAACCCCTAATTGATTATCATTACCTCTCCATTCAAACCTATTCCAATAGTTTTCTTTTCTAATTACAAATATAGGATACATCATACCACTTTTATCTAGGTCTTTGAACATTGTATCCAAGTAATCAAGGTAATCTTTGTCTTGTCTATTTGGTAAATCAAATAAATTGTTTAGGTCTATTAGTTCTTGTTTTCTATCTGGTATGATTTTAGATGCAGTTAAAGGTTTCATTTAGTTCCTTAAATGTCATATAACTTAAATTTTTGTTTGTGTATTTATTCCATTCTTCTATGTTGCTACTGACTGGTGTATTACCTCTAATACCATCTGGATTTACTTTTATGAATTTTACTTTAGGAAACTCTTTCATTAAGGTTTCCCATTGTGTTACCCAATTAACATGAGGTATAGGTTTGTTTCTTTCATCACCATAATTTTGAGTTGACTTGTACATATTGTTTATATTGTCTGTATTACTTTTTAAATCATGTCCTATTAAGTATATTTCTTCTATATCTTTTTCTCTATTTAAAGCAATCCAACCACTAGTTGCACCACAGGCCCAACCTCTATCTTTATTATCTATGTCTTTTAAATTATGTGTCTTATCATTTTTTATATCTACCCAACTTACATAACAACCAGTGTGACTAATTTGTTTCTTTTCTATTTGTTCACCACCAGCCAATCTTCTAATTATACCCACTTGACCAGATATAGCAGAACCATGAAATACATAATGTTGTTTATCGCCTCTTTTGTTTTCATATAACTTAAAATTCTTTTTAGCAATATCTATCTCATCTGGTGTTAAATTAGCATAAACCACACTACTGTAAGTCATACCTGGTAATGGATTCCAATCTCTTAACCATAACTCACCCTTATAACCACTTTGATATACTTCGTGCATCATGGCGCCATCTACAGCTGTTAATACATCTGGTGTAAAGTCTCTATACAATCCATTACAACCATATATCTTACCATGTGGTCTTAACCTGATTAAATCTATTGGCGATCTACTTTCACCATTACCTATACAAAAAACTCTATCAACCATTGACAAATATCTCTTTCATAATTAATTTACACTCTGTCGCATTAAAATTTATAAATGGTTTTACTCTGGCCACCTTAAGTGAGATTTCAGGCCATACAACTTTCTCGGTAATTTCTTTATCCCAATTTTTAGTAAAGTTAAGAAAGTGATTAAGCACGACCGCGGTCTGGTAACTACATTTCCTTTGAATAAGTAAGCGTAACATTCTTGGATGCTGTCCACTAGGTACAGAAAACCCATCATCAAAAGAAAGACCACGAGAGTTAAAGTCAGAAACAATAGTTCCACACTCTTGTTTAAAATGGTAAGCAAAGGATTCTTTCCGTTTTTTATAATCCAAGTAAACCCCTCTACCATCGTTTGCCAACAGATTACCAATCCATCTCTTACTATCTGCAAGAAAGTTAGCAACAAAGAAATCAAGTATATCAGCTTCTGCATATTTCGTACTCAGTTTGTGAAAGAAGTATCTATCCTTACGTTTAGTAAATGTTTCAAGTTTTGCGTTAACCTTTCCACCATACTTATAATAGTCGTATGTATCAGATGCAAAGTGTAGTTTAACAGCCAAGTAAGTTTTATATACATCAAATCCACCATACATATTAAATTGGTAATACTCCACATCTAGGTATTTTCAACATTCTTAAATTAGTTGCCTCTACTTGTATTTTTTCTTTTAGTGATTTTGATATTAATGATGATACCTGACTTGTATCTAAACCATTTTCATCACAATACCAAACAACAGCATCCATGTGTGTAATCTTTTTTTCTTTTACTATACTTTCTATCTTCAAACTAAATTCTTTACTATTCATTGAAGTCTGCTCTAACTATATGCTTTCTTAATGCTCTGACAAGTTCTTCTATCTTATCAATAACAGCGATCATATCTTTATCTGTAATGTAATGTTGTTTTTCTCTTAATTTATCGTATTCTCTTAATGGAATAGTAACTGTACTTTGTTCATTCTCAAAAGACTTATCAACGTCTTTATCATCTACTGATGTCATCATATCCTCCTATAATATATGTGGGCGCCTCTACGCTAGCTTCAGCGCCCTTTGTCGACTCTTATAATATACCATACTTCAACTAAAAAGTCAAGTCTGTGTTCCAGGTAATAAATTGGTATTCATCTGCATATCAAATGTATGGTATATCATACATTTATATGGGTCGTTTGGTGTCTCTGCTACTGATAATGTTTGGTGTTTATCATTGATGTAATATGTTACGGCAAATACAATAGCGCCGTCTTCATTGGCGTTTTCTTTACCAAAACTTATATTAATGGGTGTAAATTTATTATCAGCAATATATCTATCTACATCTTCTGGTGTACCACACATCATAGGATAGGACATCATCATCAAATTATACTTTTTATATTCATTAGCATAACTGATTGTCGTCCACAGTAGACAGATTAAGATTATTAGTTTTTTCATTTAGCCCTCTATGATAAAATATGGGCTGTTTACTTGTCTTGCTTGATTTTATCTTTGTTTAAGTTCTCATAATATTTATAAAAGTCATCAATTGATTTCATCAAAGGTGTCATATAGTCCTTTGTTTCTTTTATAAATGATTGTACGGAACCATCTTCAGATGCAAGTAAAATAACAATTTGTTCTATCTTCTTACCGAATATCTCCTCATACATTTGAGCATAGGCTGTAGTCTGCATAAAGTAGTTTTCTATCCAGCTTTCTTGTCGTTCTTTGTTAGCAGTTTTAAAATCTATTACAGATAACTTACCATTGTATTCAGCGATACAGTCAACCTGACCAGCGATTGTCAATTTCTTACTATACATGATTGTCTCTAAACAATGTATGTTATCAATCTGATCTACATATGGTTTGATTAGTCTAAAAAGACCTAATGGTAAAACACCTCTTTCGCTTGGTGTTAAACCTTTAATATATTGTTCTATCAATGTGTGAGTTGCTTTACCACGTCTAGCCGCTCTACCCATTTCCCAATTGGCAACATTCTCACCAATTTTATCTCGCCATTCTTGTAATTGTGCTTTCTTCTGTATACCTAATACAGTAGTTATTGAGGGATAAGCTTTACCGTCTATATCATAGAAACGAAAGCCATCTATTTTTTTACCTTTTGTAACAGGTAAGTTTGATTTATCTAAATCTATAAAATTAAATTTTTTAGCCATTGTATTTTCACTTTCATATTTTTACTATTCATAGTATAACATAATATATGCATTCTGTCAAGTCTATATTGACCTGTACTTCATCATATGGTCTTTTATCTTTTCAGGATCGTTTCTTAACGCTTCCCTATCTTCTTTTCAGCTTGGTGTATAAGACTCATAACAAGTCTTATTACTCTCGTTCTTGTAAGCTCTTAATATTTGTTTACGATTTTCACCATCTGATCTATATGAGCAGTGAACCCAGCCGCTATTTGGCTCATCTACATTGTGAAACTCTAATATCATCTGATCCCATTCACAATGCTCACTAATCCATTTTACTAACTCTGCATTAGATATGCCATGGATTTCAAAGTCAGCTGCCTGACCCTTCGCATGCTGTGAAGTTTTAGATGACCCTATTGCTTCGCAAAGTTCTGGACTTCTATATCCACTGGATACAGATACAACTCTACCAAAATGATCTCTAACTCTTTGTAGCACATTGATACAAAGTTCTTTTAAATTATTCATATGGTCTTCACTAGGATTATTACTAATCCCTTTACGAGCTGCTGTTTGGCTCTTGGTCATTTCGTTTAAACTAAAATTGTTACTTAATTTCATTTTATCCTCTTGTAAGTTTTAATAACTTTTCTATTTGTGCCTTGATAATTGGTCCTCTATTAGGCCAATGTATATAAGGCTCGTCAGTTTTTTGTAAATTATACAAAAATGGTATAATTACTTTTTCAATCGCTTTAAATCTATTTGTTATATCTTCATTCTGTACTTCTTTTGTGATAGTATCTTTTTCAGCAACTATCTGCATTACTTCATTCATCATTGATTTAATAGATTGAACATCGCTTTTTACTTTAGATATTTCTAAACTAGTTTGTTGACCTAGTGTTTCAATATCTTTTTTATCAACCGATGGTTTGACTTCTGTTTTAGGCGCAGACGATACAGCAGTAATGCCGAAGTCTTCATCTAAATCAAAGCCACGCATGTAATCTGGTATATCTTTAGCCATTATTTTAATCCTTTTATTCTTCTTTTGTTTTTAGCGACTGCTTGTTGCGTTTTAATTTCTTTTATAGACCTCTTTGTGGTTTGTCTAGCAAGAGCACTCTGTGGGTGCGCCTCACCTATTTTAGATAATACCTCTTTAAAACCACCATCTGTCTTCATAGCACGATTTCCAACACTCGCTACAATATTTATACCTTTAGGGACTTGTTTAATGTGCTTGTTTTTAGCTAATAAATCTTCCATCTCAGCAATGGTCATCATATCGTCATATTCTTTTTTAGTTTTTTTATTATAAAATGTATATAATGGCATTAAAGATTTTTGATAGCTTCTAACTTATCTTTTGCTTCTGCTAATTTAGCTGTCTTCTTTTCTGCAGTATCCACATAATCAATATGTTCAGCAACACCGATTGGTGAAGCTAAAAAAGTTCTTAAATCTGCTTCAGCAACAGCAACATCACCTTCTAGTTTTTTTATTAATGCGTCTTTAATCATCTTCTCTTTCCTCTATTCTTCTTAATATTTGTTCTTCTTTAAAACCTTCCATAAGTAATTCACTTGTGGTTTTTTCTTTTTCTCTTAAACCATCCCATAACATTTTCTTTTCATCAAAGGTAAATGGTCGTATCATATTTAGTCCTTCTTCTCGTCTATGTTTTGTTTGTCTTTTAGATTCTTCTAATGACAACTTTTCCATTTCTTCGTATTCCATAACTATCCTATAAGTAGTTTACATTTATGTTTATTCTTACTTTAGCATCAGTGCAGTTCGTACTATTATGTGATATACTAGGATCAAACTTAAAGCCTCTATTCGCAATAGTCTTTACCACGCAGTTATCAAACTCTGTAAAACCATTATTAGTGTTAAATGGTAATATGAAACCTTTACACGAATATTTTTGGTCAATGTGTTTACTATGTTTTTGTAGTTCATCACTTCTTAAATAACAATTTAGTTTTGACCTTATGTGTTTATTCATATTTAATTTATCAAATATAGGTTTAAACTTTGAGAAAAAAGGACTAATTACTTCACCATCGTCATATAACTTATGTGTGAAATAAAATTGTTCACTCTTTTCATCTTCTGTTGCAATGTAATCATTAAAATACCAAGGTATATAATAACCCATAACAAAATCTTTTATTTCGTTAAATGTCTTGTCGTCTAAAAAATTATCAATTATTTCTGGTTTCATTTAACGCTTGTGTCCACCATTGTGGTACCACCGATGGCGACTTCCATGTCGCAAATCTTTGTTTCTTCATTACATAATACTTACGATAACTACCAACCACATCACCAGGTATCTTACACTCATCTGGCATCGCAGGTGTAGCGTCATAACCTTTTACATTTAGTTTAGAGTTCTTTGGTGGGTGTTTTAATATGTCTTCTAACTTTGTAATAGTTAGATGTTTTTTACCATATCTCTTTGTGTACTCATCACCAAGAGCCATCATATGTTTGTATAACCACATATAATTATATGCACTGTCCATAACCCAAATACAACTAGGGTGTTTCAACCAACCAGCGCCATATAACACAGCGTCCATATTGGAGTTAGGGTGTTTGTATGTAGTTCTCTTTCTACCTGTAGCAGATTTACCAATCACCATTTGACCGTCTTGTACTCTATGTGCTGTACATAACATCTGTGCTGATTCTAATATCATTTTAACAACATGCTTGTCGCAAGAGTATTCTGCTGCCTTTACAGGGTCTTTGTCTAGGTAAAATATATTCATTAGTGTACTAACCTCCTCATTACATAATCCATTAGACCATACTCATTCGCAAGGTCTATCATTTTTTTGTACCATAATGCTTTAAAGTCATCACTCTCAGCATTCTTACACGCCTCAGCAAGTTTATTCAATCTTCTAACTTCTATAGGTGTGTGTATTTTTATATCTTCAACAGTCATCATATTAATATACCACATTTTAGGGTCATTGTCAACCCTCTAGTTACCCGCATTTGCGCCATTTGTTATGATAGTTCTAACGATTGTAAACCCAGGGTTATTCCAATCCACTTTCTTCTCACAATCGGTATCCGTTAAACAGGTCGTTTTCATACAACCTGATAGAATCACCACTAATATTAAACTACTTAATACTCTTATCATTCCAGTCATAAATTTGGTCTAGTTTCACTTTAATTTCATCTGGTGACATATCTTTGAAGTCACCTAAAGTAGTGACCATTTTTTTGTAGTCTCTACTTTTCTCTTTAAATCTTTTAGCCTTCTTACGTTCTCTTTCTAATCTTTCTTCTAAATTAAATTTTTCTTCGCTCTTTTTTAGATTTTTTTTCTTACGCCATTGTCTCAATGATATATTGGCAGCAATTAATAGAAGTACAGCTAATGGGTCAAATACAAATATGAGTATCAATATAACAAATCTTACGGCCTTATCAAAATTATCTTGTGCTTGTTCACCATAGATTAACTCTGCCACATATTTGATTGGTCCTACTTCTGCCTCTATCTTATTTTGTTCTAGTGATAGAGACGCCTTTTGATTTGTTAGTTCAGCAATCTTATCACTCGCTTCATTGATTGTATTTGTTAATAGATTTCTTTCTTCTTCTTGTTTCTTACGTTCTTTTAAACCTCTACTTACATATTCCTTATCAATGTAAACTTCTAATGCTTTGTCTAATAAATTAATTTGTTTCTCTGCTCTCTCTATGATAAGACTTTGTTGATTGATTTGTTTATCTAATAATTCTATTTTGATGTTATTACCTGATACAGGTTTGACTTGATCTAGGTGTGCCTTTGATAAGAAACCAAAGATACCTAGTGAAGTTATGAATATTAATACTATGATTGCTCCAAATAGATAACCTTTAAGTAAGCGTGGTACATCACTATTCCAATTGTGATATAACCAACTGGCAGCAACTAACTTACCTACTTCTAATGCTGAACCCATAGCAATAATAGGAACAACAGCGCCAGCAAACAATGTTGCTAGTCCAACAATAGAATATCCTGCCGCTATGACAGATATACTAATCGCTGATAGAAAAGTTAGCAGTGTTAAAAACATAGTTATATTTATTTGATTGTTTTATCCGAAGCGTAAGTATCTTCCAACTTTCTGATCTTCTTAATTATTCTGATAACTCTCTGATCGTAGTCTTTTGTTGTAGAAAACTTATCTAAAGTTTTAATTAGTTTGATAGGGTCTTGCGTTGACTCTCTTAACTTTCTAAAATCTTCATACGCATTATGCTCATTTAATAGTCTAACATATTCTACTACACTAGCACATTTACTAGGAAAAATTCTTACACCCCAACCTGGCCAATTCTTAATACCAATAGGCAACAAGTGTGGCGTCTCTTTACTGAATGTTCTTATACCAAATAAGTTTTTAGCCTCTTTAGCAAATCTACTAGACCCCCAACCAGACTCTAATGCCGCTTGACCTATAATCATTTCAAATGGCACTCTCTTACTATGTGGTAAAGTAAAGTTTATATAATCTATACATCTATGTAATGCTCTAACAAATTGAACATCATTAGTATATTCCATACTAGGCTCTACTAGTTCCATTTGTTTTACTTTGACTAGATAATCGTTTTCTGCGATTTTAAATATCTTTTTCTCAGCATACTCATTAGGGTTAAATGTACCATAACCATACGCCGCCAATATGATAGCGGCACATAGAAAAGTTATCTTGGTCCAATACCAAGACTTGTCTATAACCTTATGCCAATTTATTTTACTCATTTTTTTATCGCAATATATTCGTAACCTGACCACTCTACACCATCAGCGTCTGTAAAACTAGGTACTTTCTTTTGAAATAGATGTACATGGTCATGTAGTTTTTCCATAGCATTAAATATTTTGATTGATTGTTTTTCTGTAAAATTATCTAGTACATCTTTTCTAAAGTTACCTAGATAATAACTTCTTTTTGTACCACTAGGATTACTAGGTTTAATTAGTTGTTCTAATTGTGTTCTAGCCTCACCAATACGACCTCTTAAATAAGGGTCTAATTCTTTCCCTGTTCTCACTCCACTCATAATATATCTTTCTATAGGTCTAAACCTATTCTGTTCAATTTTGGCCTAAAACTATAAAATAGTTTGTTATGATTTCCAGTATCACCTACATTGGCCATTTGATATAGGTGTACCATTTCGTGTCCTAAAGTGTCCACAAAGTCTTTTTTATTTCTGTAATATGGTAACATTTCTAAATGATAAACTCTGGTACCTTTTCTTTTCCACTCCCAAGCTATCACTTGACCATAACACTTCTTTTTTGTTTCGTCACTATAAATTTTTTTAATTAACACATCATTGAAAGGTGATAATAGATTACTGAATACAGCTTTATTAATGATCTTAAAATATTTTTTGATGTCTTTATAAGTAGTCTTATATTTACGATTACTTACAAGTTCTCGTTTTAATACTTTTTTTATCACTGCTGTGTTTTTTTGTCTTGGCATTCTTTGTCCCCGATTTTAGAATCTTTTAATAATAAGCATTTGTGTTTCTTATCAAGGTCAAGTCTTAACTGTGTCATTACGGAATCCATAATATAAGGTAAGTGCTTTTCTAACACACCTACCATTTGTAAGGCAAATGTGTGTGCCATTTTACTCATTTCAGCCTCTAACAATTTCTGGTGGTCCATGTCGGTACCTTTAATTGTTTCTGATACAACATGACCGATTACGGCTGTGTTATATTCGTCTGCTTTAACTGAATTATTTAAGGCAGTTAAACCAAACCATAATATCGTTAATAATACTATCAATGTTTTCATTATATATTTCTCTCTTTCATATTTATAATATACACTATAATAGAGGGTTTGTCAACAGGTATTTTGCTAGTATTTACTGGGATTTAGGGGGGAACAAAGGGTGAACATCAAGTGTCGCACCCTTGATTCGTATGTTTTTTATGGTTTTACAAAGTCGGCGTTCCAGCCAAATGCTTCTTTTACCATTTCACTTGTCAAACCTTTATAGGTTTTATTAAGTGTTTTGTTTTTCATGTCTATTAAGATTTTTGCTTCATCAGCATGTAAACCTTCTAACATTTGTATAAACAAAGTTTCTTTTCTTATTTTGTTTAGTTGATTATTACCACCTTTAACAAAGTTATATAATCTCTTTGCCTCTATTTCCAAATAAGTATGTTCTGTACCAGCTGGTGCCTCGTTAGCGATGTAAGGAGGTATTCCAGGAGGTAAGTCCCATTCTATCTTTGGATCAAACGCACCTTTTAAAACCATTTTTATACTAGGTGTATTATATCTTCTTAACACCTCAATCTTTTTTGGTTTGTCTTTTGCGTTATTAATTTTGGTAAAGATTTCACTAAACAGTTCTCTACCACTTCCAGACGTAGAAGCCATTGCTTCCATTGTCTTTGGTGATATGAGATTAGGATTTCTTGCTCTTTCTTCAGCCATTTTATTTCTCCATATATATGTTATCAAAAATCATTAATGTTTTCAATCAATGCTTTTAGCTTATTGTCTATAAAGTATTGTAATAGGAGCGACCTATCATTATCTTTACAGTCCTTGTACTTATTTATAATACTTTCAGAAATCTCTTTTGGTATCATAGACAAATCTATTAATTTCTTATTACGTTCAAAATACTTTCTTGTTTCACTGCCAAGAGGTATATTATCTGTATCCGACCACTCTGCCAATCTTTTTTTGTTAATTGGTTTCTGTCTATCGTCTCTTAAAAATATGTCATCATCACTTAAAATATTTGGTACACCATCTGATCTATCACCTCTGATTATTTGTTCTCTTAAAAACACAACAGGATCAGAGTTTTCACCTATGAAACTTTTTAATAGTGGACTAAATTGGTATACATCACCATAATGTTGTAGTTGTATAAAGTCTTTGTCACCAGATATAATTAGATACTTGTCTTCTGTTCTTTGTGCGACTAGTATAGCGATTATATCATCTGCCTCACACTTCTCTACATGCATTAGTTTGTATGGTAGCTTTGTAGCAAATTCTTCTCTTATCTCACTCATAATTTTAAACAAGCCATCCCAATCTATTTTACTTTCTACTCTACCTTTACGTCTTTGGTGTTTGTAGTTTGGAAATATATCTCTACGCCATGGGTCAGCAGCATCTGCACATAATACTACTTCACCAAATTCTTCTCTAAACTTTACATTGAATGCTCTTATTGTATTTAAGATACTATGTCTAACAGCATCTTTACTTGGTAGTTCAGATAGATCACCTCTACTCTGCGCCATCAGGTTTGAAATCATTACTTGGTTTAAATCTATTAATATCATAAGTATTTTTCTAACTCTCCTGCTGTTTTATCAAATAATATATCTAACTGTTTAAGTTCTTTTTCATTTAGTAATAAGAAATCAGAACCACCATTGTTTAAAATTGTTCTATCATAGTGACCTACAGTCTCATTGTCTTGGTTTACAATTCTTAAATGAGCATCATTCATTACTTTAACCTTCTTATCACTAAAAAGATTTTTAATCATTTCTTCAAAAGCTCTACATTTTTTATTTAAGATTTTATATGATGGGTGATCTTTTTTTATTGCAATTACTTTTTGTTTTCTAACGTCTTTGATACTTGAAGGATAATAATGTTTATCCCATAAACTCCGTAATCTAGCATCAGCCGAATCTCTATCTGTCACAGTTCCCACTTTGACTATACCATTCATTTCTTTCATTGGTTCTGTTATGTATATTCCTGGCATTAGTTATCCAAAGTTCCTATCGGGTCTGACATTTTAGACCAATCTCTACATATGTCCATTACTCTTTTTCTAAATTTAAAATTAATAAACTTATCTTCTAATAGTGTTTCAAATAATTTATCAACACCAGAACCTAGTTGTAGATTGATATGTTTCTTAAATTTAAATTTCTTAAATTCTTCAAACGCATTTACAACATGATGTTTTTGAAATGGTTTGTTTAGTTCTTCCCATGTTTTGTTGTAGAAGAAATCTTTTATTGTCATTGATAAATATGGTGTGATTAGTTGTTTCTTATTATTTCTAGCGATCAACTCATGCCATAGATAACCAGCTTGATTGTTTATATCAAAATAGTTGTCTCTAAATTCATCAAACTTTTCTTTTGATTTACCTGGACCATAATGTAACATAGCCTTTTTAGATATGCCATAATAACCATCTGCTGCCCAACCTGATAGTACAACTTGTTCTTTTATCTCTGGATACACATATAGAAATGGAAAACAGCACTCAAAGTGTGTTTTCTTTTTACATCTAACTTCTTTTACTAATCTTTGAAAATCGTTTTGTAGATTGTTTGTAGGTACAACTATGATATTACAGTCCCAACCCATTAGTTTTGCCACTTCAGCGGCCTTTGTAGCGTCATATGATGGGTTATCTTGTAGATGAAACGTATATGCTGTGATCTTCTTACCCATTCTATGAGCAGCAAATGCGACAGATAAACTATCTACGCCACCAGATAATAACACAGCAACATCTTTGTCTGTTGTTTGTTGTTCTATTTGATCTATTAATAGATTATCTATCATTCCAATATTTCTTCTTATACCATTTATAAAATGCCTTATCCGTAAATAACTCTGCAATTTCTTCCGCAGGTACTTGGTCACTTCTAATACATTCACCTAGTGACTCATATTCATATGTATCAACTTTTCTGGTCATAGGAAACTTTTTGGAGTGTTCCGCAATAGTTCTTACGTTTCTATTCCAATTATCTGTTTTTGAATAATCTTTTGTCATACTGTATCATCACCATAAGGGTGTACTTTAGGTTTATTTTCTTCTCTAATTCTTTCTTCTTCTTTTTTCTTATTATAATTTATGACTAGAAAAACTGTAAAGAAACCTAATACGGTCACTGTACAACCTATAAGAAAAAATAATATACCGTGTTGAAAGTCCATAATGTGAAAGGGCGCCGAAGCGCCCCATCTTAGCTTTTTAATTACGCATCAAGTGCAATTAAGTCTGCTCTTTTTACAGAAACTTTGTGGTTGTCATACTTGAACGGAGTTCCGTATAACGCTTTAATACCAGCAGCAACGATAGCCCTTGTAGGCTGACCCATTCTGTAGTATTTTTTTCCACCAACTCTGTTACCATAGATCATGTAACCTTCCGCTCTTAGCGTATCAATCATTGATCTAGGAGACTCTAATTCAAATTTAGATTGAATTGTAGTCCACGCAACATTACCACCTTTAGATAGTAAGTTAAGTAGTTTTTGTTTTTTAGATAAAGACTTTCTGCCTCTAGTTTCTGTAGCAACAGTTCTTTTTACTGTTTTTACTTTTACTAGTTCGTCTTTACCAAACAAGTTTTTTAATGTATTTAACATATTAATATACTCCTTTATATATTTGAGTTGTTAATTTAACTATTTTACAACCTGTGAAGGCGATTCTTAGCGAATTCATTTGTCAAGGTCCTCATCTGATGCCAACCAATCTGGGCCATCTTTTAGTTCCTCTTTTAAATCTTTACTAAAAGGTCTTGTTGATTTACCTTTGTGAAATATGTCGTAGTTAATTCTAGCACTTTGTCCGCCGTCTCTATTAACTTTTAGTTCTACCATTTTTTCTGACAACACTTGTGATGGTTGTTT